TGGTAAAGCACCTGCCACAGTCTATAAAGAAAAACCTTTTGCACTCAAAGTGCTCAAGGGTGACCTTCACATGTACATTGATAGTGACCCAGATCTCACTAGAGCACAGCAAAAAATAGACTACCTCGAAACTTGTATAAATTGTATTGATAGGATACTTAAACAGATCGACAGTCGTGGATTTGCAATTAAGAATACTATCGAAATTGTGAAGTATTATGGAATCAGATGATTACTATCGTGAAGAAAAACGAAGTTTTTCTCAAAGTAGAAGGCGAGCAACACATCCATAAAGAACTAAGCGAGCACTTCCAGTTTGAAGTGCCAGGTGCTAAGTTCATGCCACAGTATAGAAAAAAAGTATGGGACGGTAAGATCCGATTATACTCTCCAGGCACAGGAGAGATCTATGTCGGTCTATACGATTACCTTTTAGAGTATCTCGACCAGAAAGGATACGAGTATGCTATCCAAGATAGCAAATTCTTTGGTCTACCCAATGAGGAGGAAGAGTATGTATCACCAGAATCAGTGGCGTCTTTTGTTAGATCTTTGGGACTGCCATTTAAGATTCGCGACTACCAACTCAAAGCACTTTTCACGGCAATTAAGCAGCGTCGCAAGTTACTACTCTCGCCTACAGGATCTGGAAAATCGCTGATCATTTATGGTCTAGTCCGCTGGCATCTTAAGGCGGAGCGAGAGATCCTAATCATTGTACCTACAGTCTCTCTAGTCTCACAATTAACGCAAGACTTCAAAGACTACGGGTGGCAAGCAGATCACTATGTCCATCAAATCATGGGGGGAAAGGAGAGGTATGTAGAAGCACCTGTCGTCATCTCCACATGGCAGAGTATCTACAAGGAACCTAAGAAATTCTTTGAGAGGTTTGATGTAATCATTGGTGATGAAGCACACCTGTATAAGGCGAAGAGTCTGTCAGGTATTTTGAATAAGTGTCACGATGCTCGCTATCGTGTCGGGCTGACAGGGACCCTAGATGGTATGTACAGTCATCAGTTGGTGTTGGAGGGTCTATTTGGACGCTGTGATAGGGTAACAACCACTGTCGATCTAATGAAGAAAGGACAGTTGACTCCATTGAAAGTGAAATGTCTTTTGTTGCAGCATGGTCATGTGCCATTCGATACCTATCAGCAAGAGATGGATTATATAGTATCACATCCCAAGAGAAATAACCTAATTTGTAACCTAGCAGAAGACATAGGTGGCAATACACTCATCCTATTCAACTACATCGAGAAGCACGGTGACCCTCTGTGGGAGATGCTAAATACTAAGGTGAGCAAAGATCGAAGGATCTTCTTTATTCATGGTGGTGTAGATGCTGTTGAAAGAGAAGAGGCTCGCAAGATATGTGAGCAGGAGAAAGACGCAATCATCCTTGCATCCTACGGAACATTCTCAACAGGCATTAACATTCGCAACCTACATAATGTAATCTTTGCGAGTCCATCCAAATCACGAGTAAGAAACCTCCAGTCCATTGGACGTGTCTTGCGAAAGGGAGATAACAAAGCACAGGCAGTGTTGTATGACATTGCTGATGATTGCTCCCGAGGTAATAGACACAATTATACTCTCCGTCACCTCATTGAAAGATTGAAAATCTATGAGGAAGAGAAATTTGATTATGAAATCACTAAGGTAAATTTACGACAATGATTAACTACATCCGTCACGACAATGAATTCTACGGAATCATCAAGCTAGTAACTGGTGAGGAAGTAATAGGTACAATGATCGCCACGAATGAAGATAACTGCACAATGGTATATGTATCTGACCCTCTGTCACCTACACTCACCCCTATAGAGAAACCTGATGGTGAGATGGGTCTAGCAGCAGGATTTACTAAGTGGATGCTCTGGTCAGATGAAGATTTCTATATCATTCAAGAGCCAGATATTGTGACAATTGCCCCTATGTCCACTGAGGCAATCATGATGTATAAAATGTGGTGGAGGAAAGACGGTAAACTAGATAGAGAAGAAGATCCTGGTGTCCCCATGAATGAAAACATGGGTCTCATCGGTAAAGTCTCAGAGATGAGAAAGAAACTAGAGGATCAGTGGAAGAACTCTAAGTAGTATTGTTTCCAACCCTTACATGGTTGAGTATAATGATTATTCTTAGAGTTGTCAAGCTTGACTTATGGGATACAAACCTTTATAATGCATTTGTGAGCAAAATTAAATATGACTTTAATGCCTCCTAAGAAAAAACAACACTACGTTGATAACAAAAAGTTTCTTGTGGAGATCGTTAAGTACCGAGAAGCAGTTGAGATTGCCAAGATACAAGATAAAGAGAAGCCTAGGATTACTCATTACCTAGGTGATTGCTTCTTGAAGATTGCTACCCACCTGTCATACAGACCTAATTTTATTAACTACATGTATAAGGAGGACATGATCTCCGATGGTGTAGAGAATTGCGTCCAGTATATCGATAACTTCGATCCTGCCAAGAGCAAGAATCCATTTGCATATTTCACGCAAATCGTTTACTATGCGTTTTTGCGACGAATTGCTAAGGAAAAGCGTCAGATGGATATCCGTGATAAACTGATCGAGAAGAACGGTTACGATCAGGTCTTCCACTCAGATGACAACGACAACCACGCTGACATGAATTCCATCAAGAGTCGCATCGAAACCAACATGCGTAACTAACTCCATGCCAAAGTCCACCCTTGCTTCATCGTTGGGAGATAATCCCACGATTGAGAAAAACATCCCTGATGATGTAGAATGGATTGATGATGCATTCTATATTAAGGAAACCAGATACGGTCTCTACACCAGTGTGCTAAAGAATCCTCTAGGGGCAAACTTTCTCACTGGTGCTACCAAAGAAGGTATCCTTCAGACAACAAGATGGCATCTGAAGTGTCTGCAAGATGACACTCTCCATCTATACACACGAGTAGTAAACGCAACCGCTGGAGTAAAACTCTAATGACACAGAAAGACGGACTTGACGAACTTCACGATGCCCAACAGAGGGACAATCCCTGCCGTGATGAGAATGAGCGCGGTTACTACCGCAAACGACTTCGTGATCTAGAAAATGGTAAAAGGAATGAAAATCCTACTGATAACTGATCAGCACTTTGGTGTCAGAAATGACAATCAATTCTTTCAAAAACTTTATAGGAAATTTTACCAAGATGTAGTCCTCCCTTACATCGACAGAGAAGGTATCACTCAGGTCTTATGCTTAGGTGATACCTTTGATCGTCGAAAGTATGTGAATTTTAATTCATTAGAAGCAGCACGAGAGATGTGGTTTGATCCACTTGCTGAGCGAGGCATCCGTATGTCTATGCTCATCGGTAATCATGACATCTATTACAAGAATACTCTCAAGGTAAATGCACCTGATCTGCTGCTAGGTGACTACAACAACATCGAGATCATTACAGAACCTACTGCTAAGAAGTTTGGCAGTAGAAGTTTCC